CTACGCCTTGTTTGATGAGTGCGTTGTAGGTGGCGCGTGCGCTGCTGATGATTGCACCAAGTTCAGACCATTCCATGCCGCCACCACCACCGTCACGGTAGTAGTCTGCATCAGATATCAACTCGTCTGCTTGTTCTTTTGTCAAAGCAACGAAAAAATGTGATTTGGTTTCTTTGACCAGGACATCTTCAAGTCTGATGATTTCACCGTATTCTTTACCGTCGACTGGTGCGGCTCGCAAACAGCCGCGATAATCGTGGTCTAATATGAAGTGCTTAGGCACACGGTATGTTGTGGTTGTCATTTTTGACCGCCAAAGTAGTTCATCACTGAGTTGTACAATTCTTGTGGTGTTGCATTTTCGGTTTTCACCGCGTGGCACGTCAGGCAGATGTCGCCTGGAAACACGTCGAGCCAGTGAATCTGGCTTGCACACGTTGTGCACGTAACTGTTTTATCGGTTGTCATTGGTTCTCCTTGATTGTGTTAAGTAATTGCTCTAATTTGGTGCTTGCATTGAGCCATCGCTTGTATTCAACACGTGCTTCGCTGTTGCTTCTGTCGTATTGATATTCACCGTGCCAATTCCTTGTCGTGACCACACATTCGTGGTGTAGGCATTGCAATCCTTCGAGATTGGCGTGCACCGTCGCCACTGTGTGTTTCCAATTCCAACCAAAGAAACTTGGTGTGATGATGATCGCATTTGGTCGTTCATCGCGCAGATCGTTTAAAATGCGTGATTCCAGATCACTGACCACATTGACGCTCATTTGTATCGAGTAGGTCTTTGTATCGGTCATGCGCCCTGCTTTACCAGCGCATCATAGGTGGCGCGTGCACTGCTGATCAGACCCTGGTAGCCCCACTCAAAATTGCCGCTCGACGGGTCTGCGTAGTAAGACGCGTCTGCTGCCAAGTCGTGCGCCTGCGCCGCAGTCAACGCGACCCAGTAGTGTTTTTTGGTCTCTTTCACCAGCACTGCTCGCACGCCGATCGACGAGTCTTCATCGTCAGGTGTCGCTAGCAACAGCAACCGCTCAGTGTAATCGTTAAAGAACGATTTTGGGATTCGGTAGGTCTTTGTGTCCATTTTTGTTTCCTTTCTGTCCACATATCTATCTTACCACATAGAATATATGTCTGTCAAGTAGGGTCTCTGACCGCGTCGTTACGCGGTTCTAGAAGCAGGGCTGCAGACCGTGATGCCGCGCACCATGCCCACAGGGATACACAGCACGGCGTCGAGCGCGTCATCGCTTGTTATCGACTGCACGACCACGACATGGTTACGCTTGTGATTCGGCAACAGCCAACCGACAGTGCGCACCACCACAGGGTCGTCACTGATGTCCGATATCTTGCACCAGGTCTCGCATTCGGTGTGCGCGTCATGCCACGTCACACACACCATCGACAACGTGCACAGGTCTACCATGATTCACGTTTGCGGTCTGAACAGAACACAGGTGCTTGCAAAATGATGCCACGATGCGACGTCACAACCGCGAGAGCCTGCTGCGGCTGTTCATGTTGAAAATTGTTGATGTATGCATACTCGTCGTAGCCTTTCATCGAGCCGTTCACGATCAGCGACGGCGACGGCAGATATTGATGCCAGTGACCGAGCCACAACGTGTCGAACGACCAGTCGACTGTCAGATATCGTTGTGCCTTGCGTGCTCGCAACCGCATGATCGGCGGATAGATGCCACCGATACCTGAACCGCCGTGCGCCTGGTCGCCATGTGTCAACAGATGACCGCGACCATAGATGCTCACCAGGCAGTCGCTCGATTCTGGTATCTGAAACGTGATTCGTTTGTCGTCGACGAAATGACGTTCAAGCATTTTCGCCAACAACCAATCGTAGTTGGTGCGTGCACGCAACTTGGCTCGCGGTTTGCGCGTGGTGCGCCCATGATTGCCTGCCACCGCCGCGATGTGCAACTTCTTAAACTCACCAGCCAGGACATCGACAGCGGCGGCAAGATGTTCAGACCAGTGCAACAGCGAGCCGATAAGCGTGTCTTCATTCGTCTCACTCAACTCTTCATGTATGTCCCCGGAAAAGATGTCGCCGCCGAGCAGCAACACCAGACCGTCATAACGCAAACCAGCCAGATGTGCACGCGCCATTTTGATAGTGTTCTCAGTCCAGATATGCAACCGTGTCTGTGCTATCGCACGGTTGTATGCGTTCAGACCGTCGACTTCTTCAGGTAGAACGACTTCGTCTAGATGCAGGTCTGACAGCATCGCCACGAGTGTCGCGGTCTGTGCACGTTGACGGTTGCGCGGCATCAACCAGATCGGCGGCTGCAAATCTGCCTGCTCGATCTGTTGAACAGCGTCTAATGCTTTGCGCAGCGACATCAACTCGTTTTCTTGCTCTTGCAATTTCGACAACGCCTGGTCGCGTTCTTGCCGCAACCGTGTCTGCTCTTGACGCAGTTCGCCTGCTATGTCATCATTGAGATTCATGAATGTTCTTGCGATAGTGGTAGATGGCTGACTCTGAGATATCAAATCCGCGTCTGCGTATCACACGCGCTATGACGGCATCCGATATCATCTTGCTGCGCAACGCGTCGATCAAATCGACTCTGTCAGTCTCATCTAGTTGTTCGATGATGCGGTCGATTTTGCGACCACGCATGCGTCGTGGTCGTTCAGCGTTTATTTCGTCTAACAGACGTGTTGACGGTGAGACTGTCGACCTTGTCGCTAAGTTTTTCAACTTTGTCATCTATTCTCTCCACTCTGTTGTCCATGTTCGTTACTCTCTGTCCGACATCGCGCAGAATATCCATGACCATACGGTGATCGTCACCGTTCTCTTTGCGCGATTTCTGTATCAAAGCCGCCAACACCACACCGATAGCGGCGATCACAGCGACTATTATTTCCATCACGCACCGAACACCTGTTTAAACGCGGTGTGCACCGCTTGTGGATTGTCAGCCATCGCAGGTGACAATTCGACGTGCAACCAGTCGCCGCGTGGCGCACCAGACACCGTAGCGGTATCATAGTGTTTCCAAAGTCCACGGTCACAACGCCACGCTCTGCCGTGCGGCTCAGGGTAGTAATCGATAATCATCTCGATACCGAGAATATCGGCGTTTTTTGACAGGATTTTGCACCACTCGATGGCGTGTTTCCTACCGTTTGGCTTGCCTTTGCCACCCATGCTGCGATATGACAAATCGACGGCTCTGCCTGTGGCATGCACCGACAGGCTGCTCTTGCCGCGCATGTTGCGTTTAACGTAATCGCCGTTGTTCCACAGTGCACGGTCTGACAGCAACATCACACAATCGATGAATGTTTTAGTGCCTGCACGCACTCTCGCGGCTGCACCGTCAGCATTCCCAGTGTATTTACGTATCACGCTATTGTGCACCGCGCCCGAACGCCTGGTCGTTGCTGTTAGCCCATCTCATTAACGGCGGCAATGCCGCCGCCGCCGCCGCTTTCAACAAGTCGTCTGGCGCATAGTTGCCTGTCGACGCCACTGCAAGCACCGAAGCGATCACCGAACGCAGATATGACGCGAACATCGCTTTCTGTCTGTCGTTGATTTGCATATTTACCCTTCCACTTTATAGTCTGCGTAACTCATCAATATCACTTTGCCTTCTGATGTGACACCAATCCAGGTAGGGCTGTCGCTATCACACATACATCCTACCGTGCGTTTCGGGTCTGGCGTGAACAAGTGATCACACGTGTTGCATCTGATTTGCATGTTCGGTCGACCAGGTTTGTAAATCACGGTTGGCATCTGACATCTCGATTCATTGTTTATCCTTTTCTGGTAGCGGTATCAGCCACCTAGTTAGATAGCGACCCACATCACGGTTCGGGTTCTGGTGCTACAGGCGAAACAAACTCTGTGCCGTTCCAAGTGTCACCGATGCCAGCATATTTGCCACGAGATGCGCCTTCTATCGGATTGTTATTATACGAAGTTTGCACCCACTCGCCCGATATACCGATTGACGCAAGAAACGCCTGACCTGTCGCTTCGTTTGGTGCGTCATCGTTCGATACGACGATGACTTGTTGCACGATGCCGTTTTCTATTTGTGCGAAATGTGCCATCACTAAACCTTGAACCTTACATAAACGATGCCTGAGCCGCCGTTGCCGCCCGTGCGGTTCCCACTGCTTGAACAGCCACCACCACCACCACCACCTGCCGTGTTTGCGTTTGCGTTTGTTCCGTTTGTGTTGCTACCGCCAGCACCGCCAACCGATGAACCGCCTGCACCGCCTGTTCCACCGCCACCGCCACCGCCACCGCCCTTAAACAGCGACGACCCTGCAATAAACGCCGACACATCATAGCCAGCACCGCCAGCACCGCCCGTTGCGCCAGAAGCGTTACTGCCAACCGCCCCTGCGCCACCCCCACCACCGCAACCTTGATTAAGACCACTGCTTGTTGCACCGTCGCCCCCTGTATGACCGCAGACGGTATTCGCAAAAGATAAAGCACCTGCCCGACGGGTAGCATTAGGACTATTTATACCGCCACCACCTGAAGCCCCTACTCTTGCAAAAAAGTTTTGTGCTACAGAAGCATCGCCACCTGAACCGCCACCAACAGATGTTAATGCTCTCGCTGTGCTTGAACTGCCGACAATTGAAGCCGAACCCAAAGTAGCCATTGTGGTTGAACCACCGTTACCACCTGAACCACCAGCACCGATAGTTATTGTCGTGTTTGCGTCAAGATAAATTGTTGATTGCAAAATGCCGCCAGCACCACCGCCCGCCGCCGAAATATCACCTACCTCACCAGCACTTACACCACCACCGCCGCCACCGCCGCCAAACACAAGCACATCAAACAACCCAGCCGAACTGACCGTCAAAGTGTCTGTGCTAGTAAAAGTCAAGAGCGTATAGTTCTGACTTGAAACGGTGATGCTTGACGACGAACCGCCCGTCGCCACGCCGTAGCCCTGAACGACACCGATACCAGCCGCAGGTTTCTTTCCTAGACCCGTGACTTTTCTGTTGTCGCCAACAAGTGTGCGCAGACCGTATCTGGACATCGCTAAACCTAAACCGTAATTCGGTTTACATATCCAAACAATGAAATTTGGTTTGCGGTAGCCGCAAATGCCCGTACAACCTTCGGGGTGGCATTTCCCTGAATCACCAAACCAGCGACCACGAGAATCAACCCATCCTGTGTTGTAATCGTGTCCTTGATGACATCCTTCGGGGCGGTCGCACCACCAAACTCAATAGTTAGCAGAATGTCAGCCGAATGATTGTTGTACGCATACAACCACAACTCGTCAATGGTCGTGGCGGTGGATGATGCGGTATGTATCGCCGTGCCAGCAGTAGCGGTTGCCGCTACGAGAATACCCAACCCATCACCCGTTGAGCCTGCTGGTTGTAACGCTAATTTTGTGAATGTTGCCATTAGTTATCTCCTA